TATCATTCGGTAATTTAGATTCGGTTCCTTTGTCCAGCGACCCACCTATTTCGCTAACCGAAGAAGCACCCGTGCCAGTTTCTGTGCCACGGATGACTCCTGAACAGGAAGCCACAGAGAAGGGAAACCTACTAAATAAGATGCGCCGTTTGGCAACAAAAGGCATTGAAGGCACACGGCTAAATATGTCAAACTCACTTGATGAAATCAAATCTGAGTATGCCCGCCTTGTCGATAGTCGCAATCTTGAAAGCAGTGTTAAGTTTCAGCGTAATGCACTATTGACTTGTGTAACTGGCTTGGAATTCTTGAATCAAAAATTCAATCCAATGGACGTTAATCTTGACGGTTGGTCTGAATCTATTAATGAGAATCAGGAAGATTTTGATGAAATTTTCGAAGAGTTATATGACAAGTATAAGGATAAGACAAAGGTTGCTCCTGAGGTCCGTCTTGTGATGACACTTGGTATTAGCGCTGCAATGTGCCACGTTACAAACTCATTCTTCAAGTCCAAGATGCCTGGCATGGATGATATATTGAAGCGTAATCCTGAGTTGGCACGCCAATTTGCTCAGGCTGCAGCTTCTCAAGCAGTTGGCCCTGGTTTTGCGAATTTCGTAGGAATGGGTGCTGGTGGTGGTGGTGGCGGCGGTGGTGCTAATCAAATGCCTTCCAGTCCACCCATGGGAATGGGCATGAACATGGGCCCTGGCCCAGAAGGATTTATGCCACCACAGAATGCCGAAAACTGGGCTCCATCTCGGGACTCATCACCCCCAAGCCCACAGGTTCAGACAGCGCGGCGTGAAATGCGTGGACCCAGTGGTGTAGAGGATATTCTAAAAGCCTTTGAAAATGAAGACCGTGGTTCTGAGCCTACTACAGGATTTACACCCCCGCCACGCCCTATGGAAGCTGAAGACAATCAAAGTGTATATACATCTACTACTATGAACGGTTCAGAAGCAGCCGCCCGTAAGGCTGGGCGCGGTGGAAAACGCAAGTCAAATGCACAACCTGCAGGCGCGCAGATTAACCTTGTAGTTTAAATGTATGTAAAAAAAAGAATTTTATACAATATTTACGTAAAAATATTGTATAAAAATTAAAATACGTTGCGCATAGTATTTAACGATATAAATCTTCAAGATGTTCCTCTTTATGAGTATCATTAGTAATATCGGGGCTCTCGAGAATATTTTTTAATTGAGGATTAGCCGGTGTAATACCAATATTAACAGGAGGAAGATTGGGTGCTGGTGAAGATTCTGCAGATGTCTGTATTTCAGGCTGAATAACGGCAACTTGTTGAGGCGCTTGTTCTTCGTGATGTTCTACGTCAGGAATTTCTGTCTCATGGTGTTTTTTGATAGCTTTCATCGTATCTTCATACGATTTATCCTGGGCCGCCCTTTCCTTTTTAGAATTTTCATCACGCCATCCGGGAATCATACAAAATACACTATTTTCATTTGCAAAAAGCCACAATACAGAAAGAACACCAAGTGTTGTATAGAATGCAACTGCAAGATTACGAGTAGCAATAAACATCACCGCAAATAATATGAATGGCCTCATAAATGGCTGTGCTAAAAACCATTCTTGGCGTTTGGTTAGTTCCAGAGTTAAAAATCTACCACCCAAGTTTAAAATTATATAGAATATACCGATTGTGTATGGATTACCTCCCAATGAAGCAAGAATAGACGATAGCGGGTCCATTGTTGGAAGCGGCATTGCTGGAAGCGGGGGCACAAACCCACCCGCTGGACCCCCCATAACTTGAATTACAGGAGGTGCACCGCCTTTTAATGCCTTTAATGTCTTCGCTGCCTTTCTTGGCATCTCCTGCTTTCTACTAAGTTTTTACTTGAACTTGATTGTTGATACAAGGTGAACATCAGCTATCCAAAAAAATACAATTAAGAACGCAAGAAGACCTATTGGCACACTGAATGATGATACCGTTATTAATAAAATGCCCAATAAAACTCTGAATAACGGTTCACGAGAATATGCACGTAGAGTCTCATCATATTGCCGCTCAAATGGAAATGTTAACCACACTATAATCCACCCCAATAGAAGCACAGTTACAAGCTCGATATACTTGTGGTAACTCATTACCTCTGCTTTTATATAACAAAATCGCGGTCGACGTAATTTTGGTATATGTATTATAATGTATTTATGCTTGAATTGGGTATGTAATTGCTTCCTTCTCCTGTATGGCAACAGGCTGCTCCATCAATACTTTCTCGACAAACCATTTTTTATGAGTTGTTACCCAATCTAATGTGCCAGATGGCGTAAAACCTTCTGAAACCTTTTTGGCTCCGGGGCTGGCCTTTGGCATGACCTTTTTTGGCTTAGGCATAATACGGATTAGATTTACAAGACAGAAAGCTATAGCAAACGAAATTGGTATATGACCCATTGATGCTACACCTGCAGATACAAGCATACCTACAAGAAATACCAATGGATTGCCAATTATAGAATGATACTGCTCGGGAACCTGTTCAATGTTTGAGCCCACTAATATTAAAATTATTGCTATTAACCAATCAACCCTAATTGGTGGTAGCCATAAAGGCAATGGAATCGCACTTTGACTTTGCGACGCTGCACCTTGCATCCCTGGTTTGTTCTTATAAAGTTTTCATAGCAAAACTGCAATAATAATATCGAACAATTAATTAAAATTTATTATATTCCAGCTATAGGATTTTTGTAATTATCTAAAATTTTGCGCGGGTCAAAGTTATCAGGAACAGCATGATATTTACCATAAATTCGTTGATTTAAATCATAAACTAGTCGCAACCCCTTACCATAGTCGCTTTGAATATAAACCAATAATGCGCGATAATACTGGGCTGCTTCTGTATCACTGGGTGGATTTGTCTTTTCAGTTTGAGCTGTGCGTGATAAAATCTCACTTGTTATAAGACCAACCTGCTGACTTGTAGCATCAAATCCCTCTTTTTTTGTTTTTGAAACATATACCATATACCAAAACTGCATTGTTATAAGCAATACACCTATAAACAATATTGTTCCTGGTAACCAGGCCGGGCCCTTCATACTTACTAATTCTAACAATCATAAAATAATGACCCATTTAAAGCGTATTAGATAATTTGATATATAAAATATATGAGCATTATTGATGACTTTTATGTAATAGCGGTTATGACAAATCCTGAGCGATTTGCAACCCGTCCGCGGTTGTTTCGTGAGTTTATGGGTCGCATGGATAAATATGGGGCAAAACTCTATGTGGTAGAAGGCGCATTTGGAGACCGAGATTTTGAGGTAACTGACCCTACAAATCCACGTCACATACAAATACGAACAGATTCTGAGCTTTGGCACAAGGAAAATCTAATTAATGTCGGTATATCACGCTTGCCGCCAACATGGAAATATGTTGCATGGATTGATGGTGATATTGACTTTGTGCGTGGCGATTGGCAAGAAGAAACAGTGCATGAATTGCAGCACCACTCCGTTGTCCAGATGTTTGAAGATGCTGTGGATATGGGGCCAAATCATGAAATTTTAAGCACGTTCAAGAGTTTTGCTTATTCATATAAAAATAACTTGCAAGGCAAAGTCTTAAAAAAAATGTGTAAAAAGGACGAAGTCAATGGCGATGGTTACTACTATTATGGCAAGTATGCTGCAGGACGCTATCTACATCCAGGTTACGCATGGGCGGCCACACGTGAAGCTATTAATACAACAGGAGGACTTTTTGAGCTGGGTATTTTGGGTGCGGGCGACCATCACATGGCATGTTGTTTGATTGGCCAGGGTTCTGGTTCCGTCCCAAAGGGAATTCATCCCAACTACAAAAAGGCTGTATTGGCATGGGAGGAGCGCGCCTTGCGCTTACACAAGAATCTGGGATATGTTAAAGGTACAATATACCATTTTTGGCATGGAAAGAAACGGGATAGACGTTATAAGGACCGTTGGCAGATTCTTATTGATAACAAATTTAACCCTAACCAAGATGTCCATAAAGATTGGCAGGGTGTCTTGTCATTATATCCTGGACATGAAAAACTACGCGACCAAATGCGCCAATATTTCCAGGCACGAAATGAAGATAGTGTAGATAATGAGTAAATGTTATTGTTTATTTTAATACGTATTATATTTTATAATTCTTATTTTTGGTTCCTATATTTTACCGATTTCACCGGCAAAATGCCTGGTTGAAAATACAAATACAAGATAGGGTAATTCTTCCAAAACGGAGGATGTCATATTGCACTTTAGAAGAAGCTTTTCAAACTAGCATCTCCGACGCCGTGTTACCACCAACACGACAGCAAAATGAAGAGCCATCTTCTGGTGGAGAAAGAGGACGGAGCAAATCAAAACGGTCTAAACGTTCTAACTTACCTCCCCAGGAACCATCTGTTATTGAACCCGATAGACCCGCGCACCGCCCTAAGCCGGCTGCTGAATTACTTGGGGGCCCGGCTCAGGCAAATGATACAAGCACAAGCATCTCATCTTATTTAATCGGAGCCGGTGACCCTGGCGAAGATTACTTTCCTTATCCGAACGGTGCCGAAAATGAACCCGGCTTCGACAAAACCTTTATGCTGGAACCAAACTGGTATGAACAATTTCAAGAAAGGATGCCCAGTCCACGCACTGAAACACCTCCCCTTCCCGGCGCTGGTGTAGATGGGTATCATACATTGTATCAACGTGTACCTCCACCTTCTTCGCGAAACGGCTCTAACTATAACTCGTCTACCATTCTCCCGACACAACCATCGGCACTCCCACCGGGTAATCCTACTACTATAGCTGGTGCAGTTGTAAATGTTTCACAAGGTTCAGACGGTAGTAGTTCAAATGAGGGTTCATCTCCAAATGATTCTACTTTGCGTAAGCGGATAGATGAAATTTTTCAAAAGTTAGATACACTTGAAATATCGCGCGCCGAATCCAACCACTCGGAAATAATTCTGTTTGTTATGACTGGTATTTTTGTTCTATTGATGTTAGATTTGTTGTTAAAACAAGGCTGTCGGGCCATAAGCACAATCGCAACAGCATCAGCTATACCACAGGCCGCTATTCGTGGCGGATATGCAGTTGATAATCCATTCTTCTTCTAGTCGAAATTTAATGTAAATTACACACAAATATTTTGTATATAATTTTCATATTGAACTCAGATAAATGTTACTTTTTTCACCGATGGGTCGGTCGATGGTGTTATATATTGCTGAGTTGTCTTTTTGATTGCTGGTTTCGGAGGTTCCTGGTATTGCTGCTGTTGTTGAGCCATTTGTTGCGGTGTTAACATAGCATTTCGCATAGTCTGAACAATAGGACTGCGTTCTTCACGATACTGTGCCTCATGTTTTTTCCATGAAATATACAATAAATTGGGATGATGATACTCTACATCAAACTTAGAGTTGCGCAAATTCCACGCAAGATATAATATACAATCGCGTGTATTAAATCTAGGCACACCCATAACAAATTCGGGAACAACAAATAATAGCGAACGGTCGCTTGTAGGCATGCGTGCAATTGTCCGTATTTTTGTGTGTACTTGCTCCAAAATATTGTTATATGTTTTAAGACGAAGCGCATCGCGCTTTTCCTGTTCGAGATAAAGAGTTGTCGGGTCTAATTTTGGCGGTTGGCCTGAGCCTTGATTG